CTCAACACAAACTCTCCGAACACTCGGTGTCGGGGCTTCTTATGTTTTGAGTATTACTAACGCTTCTACCCCGGTTGTCCGTCTTTCTCTGTCTCGCACAGTAACATACGGAGGTTCTGCCCCTGACTGGACTTTCAACAGTTCGCATCTTTCAACCAACGCTCCTGCGTTTGTCCTGTTCCGCGCGGCTTGATTTTTCTCATACACAGGCGTAATACCACCAAAGGAAAGGCATTTACATGGGCGCCCAAACATTCCCCTCATTCCGCTACGGCCCTGGCGGTCAGTCGGCTATTTTCAGGTCGGCCGAGGAAGTTCCCGAGGGCTGGCAAGATCACCCTTCCAAGGTGGTTGAGTCGAAAACCGAAGAGCCCAAGCCTCGGGGTCGTCCAAAGAAGGTCGTCGAGAGCGAAGCCGAACCCGACGTTGAGACGGATATGTTCTGATGCTCGCACAGGAAGCCGTAGAGCGCGCCTACAGAGAGGCAGCGATCAAGACCGTCAACAGCCCCGCTTTCACGCCAGCGGAACTTGATGAGGGCCTGTCGCGGCTCAATGGCTTCCTTATGTCCCTGTTTGGCGCGGAGATCGGGGAGAACCTTTCTGAGTGGGCTGTGCCTACTGTGCAGATCGCCGCGCCGCTCAACGCGGATCCGGTGGCGCTTCCCTTTCCGTCCAACCAGTCAGACTACGACCAGACCTTTCCGATTGGCGAAAGAACGCCAACGTCCACAGCCTATGTGAGCCAGCCGCCGCAGAACTCTCGGGTGCTGTGGCGTGGAGGTTCGGCTGGAACCGTCTATCTTCCGTCCAATCCTTCGGATGGTGCTCGCATGGCCTTTGTCAGCGTAGCTTCGCCTGCCAATCTGACGATAGACGGCAATGGCCGCCTGGTGGACGGCGCATCGACGATGGTGCTGTTGCCCGGATTTGACCCGTTGACCCTGTTCTATCGGTCGGATTTGGCCGATTGGCGTCCGATCCAGCCGTTGACCCTTACCGACCCGTTGCCGCTGCCGCCCGAGTTTGACGATCTGCTCGTGGCCGGCACCGCAATTCGTCTGACCGGCCTTGACGAGATCGATCCGACTGCCGGGACCATGTTCATCTACAACCGGCTTCTGCCGCGGTGCAAGCAACGATACACGCAGCGGGCATCGACCAGCTACGGCGGCCAGAACGTGCCCGATACCCACCAAAGCTACAACCAGTGGTATGGCGGCAACCCGTGGTAACTGTTAATCTCTGGAACACCGACTGGCGGCGTAGTGTAGCGGGTGAGCCCTTCATTCCGCTCCGCAACCGCTATCTGGAAGCCAACCCGACGAACTTGAAGGAGGGGACCGCGATCCTGTCGCGGCCTTCCAACCAACGGTTTGTCAGTGTCGGAGAAGGCCCGATTCGTGCGCTGTTCAGCGAGCCAGGTAGCTTTGGCGGCGCGCTGTTTATCGTCTCGGGGCAGGAGTTATACCGGCTGGACCCGACGAACATCGTTACCTTCATTGGTTCCGGCATTGCGGGGAACCCGGATGGCTTTCCGAGTATCGCCATCACTTCGGCTCTTGGCCCAGGAACGCCCGAGTTCTGCTACGTTGCCGATGGCACGACGCTTTGGCTTTACACGGAGAACGGATACGCGCTTGGAGTTCTGTCGGCTGCGGGGGCGATCCAGAACAACGATGTCATCGAGATCGGCGGCGTGTATTATCAGTGGACCAACGCCAGTGTAAACGCCGGAACACCTGCTGGCACTTCAGCCAATCCGTGGCTGGTGCAGCTTGGCGGCTCGAATGTTGTGTCTCTCGACAATATGCGAGCGGCCATAAACAACGATGGGGACGCTGGCACGCAGTATTCCACGTTGCTGGTGGAGCACCCGACTGTTCTCGGCCGGTCTTCAACAGCCCTCACGCTTCGGGTGCAGGCGCGAGATGTCGGCGCTCCCGGAAACGGTATCACGACAACGGAGACGGGCGCAAACATCTCCTGGGGCGCGGCTACGCTTACGGGAGGCGGGTCGCCCTATCTGACGACCGTGGATATGCCCGACGATCTGGCGCCTGTCAGCGTGGCTTTCGTTGCCGGATATGTCATTGTGGTTCCGAAGACGACGAATGTGAGCGGTTTCAACGGGCGGTTCTTCTGGATCGAGCCCGGTGAGACGTTCATCCGGCCCTTGAACTTTGCCACGGCTGAAAGGTCGCCGGATCCCCTGTTTGCTGTTCGGGTCGTCGGAGATCAATTCTGGCTTCTTGGGGAGAAAACCACGGAAGTCTGGTATCCAACCGGAGATTTCGAGGTTCCGTTTCTCCGGGTGCAGGGCCAGGTCTTTGATCGTGGCACCGTCGAGGGCACAGACGCGCAGATCAAGGACACCATCATCGTTGCGGATAGCGACGGGGTGGTGTATGCCATTTCGGGTGGTGCGCCGCAGCGCATTTCGGACAACAGCGTAGAGGAAAGAATCCGAACCGCTCTCAGACTGGCAAAGGTGCTTTGATATGGCTATTGAGTGGATGGAAAACTTTTCCCTGTATGGCACCGGAGCAACCGCAACCAACCTGATGTTGAACGGGCTGTATGCCAGCACGACCAACGAAGCGGGGTCTAACCCCCAAGGCGGATCACTCAACACCGTTGTAACCGATCCTGATCCTAATGCTACCGGTAGTATTGTTTTTAGGATGGGCACGACACTTAACAACGTAGGAACTGGCACTACTACGTCCTTTACTAATCTACTTAGGAAAGTTCTAAATACCCCAAAAACTGCGGTTGGTGCTGGCGTCAGGTTGTGGTTTAATACGCTCCCTTCAAGCGTTGTAGACACATGTTGTGGAATTTTCCAGTTCAAGGACAACAACAACAATATTATTTTCAATGTTGAAGTTACTCCTACCGGACGAATTCAATGTTGGAGGGGGACGATTACTGAGTCAAGTGGCGCCAGTTCAAACGTTAATCGCGCGACTATTATCGCAGAAACAGTCGGTCCTGTAATTGTCACTAATGCGTGGCAGCACGTTGAAATCAAGGCTACATTTGATAGCATAAACGGCGCAATTGAAATCAGGGTTGATGGAGTTACGGTTATAAACGCTAGCAATATCAATACGTCTGCTAGCAACGCTCCTTGTGCAGCTATTGCGTTTCATAATTTCCGCCGGGGCACAGGCGGGCTAGGCCCTCCGGTCTGGCACATCAAGGATTTTATTATTTGGGACACCACCGGCACCTACAACAATAATTTTCTTGGGTCTGTGTCTATTGTCAAACTTGTTCCTGACGGCGATGTTGCTCTTAACTGGGCGCCTTCGACGGGTTCAACCGGGTGGAATCTGCTGGACAACAACCCGCCGTTGGACGCCACGCAATACATCTCCGCCGACAATACCCCGCCCGATGCCTATGTTTGCAGCCTGACAAATCTGCCTCCTGACATCACCAGTGTCCGGGGAGTTATGTCCATTCACAGGTCGCGTAAAATCGACGGCGGTGACGGCAATATCCAAGTGTCGGTGGTTAGTGGGACCGATGAACAGGCTGGCGCGGATCGTCCGATCACGCCCGCTTTTACCTATTGGTTCGACATCTTCGAGGAAGACCCCGCCACCAGCGCGCCCTGGACCCCGACCGCTGTCGATGCGATGAATCTGAAGATCGACCGGACGGTCTAATGGCTGATACGCCTGAAATTGAGACTTCACAGGCCGCGGCTCTATCTCTTAACGAGGGAGAACCTGACCTAAATCTGTCACAGGCTACGGTTTTTTCCCTCAGCGGGGGGAACCCGGACCTCAACTTGTCCCAGTTTTCTTTGTTTACTGCCTATAACCTTGCTTCGCAGCAAGTGGACATGTCGCAGTTTTCGTCTATGGTGCTGTTTGGCTCCGGTTCGCCGTTTCAAATATCGCAAACCGCAGTTCTGGTAGCGGTAACAGGAAAGCCGGAAATCCGCAAAGCCCGTGCCTGGGCTTTCAGCCTCGATGGCCATGATTTCTATGTGCTCCGCCTTGGTGAGAGCAGTAGCCTTGTCTACGATCTGACCACGAACTCGTGGAGCACATGGTCCAACAAGGGCACCCCGACATGGAGGCTGCATCTCGGTCTCAACTGGCTGTCTATCGACAAAGCCAACTATCTCGGAGGCGCAGCTACCAATGTCGTGGGGGGCGACGACAATTTCGGCCTTCTGTGGACACTGGATCCGAACAATGGCCTCGATGACAGCCCGATCGAGGAAAACCCGCCCGAAGACTTCGAGCGTCGTGTCTCGGGTGGCGTCCCGGCCCGTATGCGCCAGTCCGTCCGTAACAATGCGGTGTTTCTCGTTATCAACACCGGAAACCCGGCTTTTGTGCCGGCGGCCATCACGCTTTACACCAGCGACGACAACGGCAAGTCGTTTCAGGACCAAGGCTCGATTGACGTTCCGGCCGGCGAAGACAGCGCCGAAATCATGTGGCGTTCTCTCGGCCTCATTCGGGCGCCGGGGCGGATTTTCGAGTTTCGGGATACTGGCGCCACTGTTCGGATCGACGGCCTGGATGTGCGCCTGAACGGAGACACGCAAGATGGCTAAGCCCCCGAGGCTCCGAATCGACCCTCTCAACATCAAGAGGCCGATCGTCGATCCCGAGACCGGAACTCCCACCTCGACGTTCATGCGACTGTGGGAGCAGCTATTCGGCAATGAGAGCAGCACGGCTGACGGTGTGGACGGCAAGGCGGACAAGTCGATTGTCCTGACGGCCGGAACCGGCCTCACTGGTGGCGGAAACCTGAGCGCGGATCGCACATTCAATCTGTCAAACACGTCGGTTACGCCGGGAAGTTACACGAACACGAACCTAACTGTTGACGCGCAAGGCCGGATTACGGCTGCAACCAGCGGTTCAGGTGGCGGAGGAGGCGGTGGTTTGTTTTACGACTCATTTCTGTCCTATGGACAGTCAGCTTCTACCTCAAGTTTTGCGACAAAAGGTATATATTTTATGCCTCTTGCTGATATGGAAATCTCTGCTTTAGTCGCTACACTAACTTTAGCCGCCGGGGGGAAGTATAACGCAAGAGTTTATGAAGTGTCGGGCCTTTCTTCAACGGCCACGATTACGGCAGTTGTTGATAACGGCGTTGAATATACTGCCCCAACTACAGTTACACTAGCCACAATTCGGCTTAATCTGACGGCTCCGGTCACGCTTATCGAGGGAGTTCAGTATGTCCTAGCGGTGTCCAGAACTGACGCAGGTGGAACTTTTGTCCTACCAATAGGTGCCAGCGCTTCCGGAGGACTACAAGGGATTATTTTCCCTGCCGTCGTCGCGGCTCGGTGCCAGATACCCCTTGCAACCCCGGTGGTAACTTCGGTGACTTCGGGTTTTGCCGCTTCGGGGTTTTTCAGCATTGGTGTTATTGGCGATCCGGGCAGTATCGTATGATTACCTTTCTCACATGCGCCAGAACGCTTCAGGAGCGCGTGGACCAGCCGGACATGGCTGGTATGGTGGAAGAGGGCTTCGACGCGGCAGTGTGGTTGGCCGATCCCGACAACATTGCCGTAACGGACGGTCGGAACATTCTCATGTTCGAGCAAGTGGGCGAGCGCATCTACAAGGGCCATTGGTTGATGGTCGATCGTGTGCCGGAAGCCTTCTTGACGGCTGTAGATTTGCTGCGGTATATGTTCGTCGCTTGCCAGGCTCGCGCCATTGTCGGAATGGTGCCCGCGTTCAATCGCGCTTCTCGGTGGTTTACACGTCAGATGGGGTTCAAGTCTCTTGGTTTGACGGACACAGCAGAGGGTCAGCAGGAGCATTTCTCCATGACCCGCCAGGAGTTCGAGGCGCGCTATGGGTTTTTTGAAGTCCAAGAGGAAGCCGACCAACCTTCAGTATCAGTATATCACTGACACGTTCAGGCCGATTGCTTCCCAACTTGCCGCGCAGGGCTCCCAGGGTCTCGGCGCCTATATGAACGCCTTGACGGGCGAAGACGGCGGCGCGGGTTTCGATAACTTCAAGCGATCCATTGGCTACCAGAACATCTTTGGTGAGGCCATGCGCGGCGTCAGCGGATCGGCTGCGGCCCGCGGCCTTCTTCAGTCCGGTTCGACCCTTCGGGGGCTTCAGACGCGCGCCGGCCAACTGGCGCAGGGCGCCTATCAGAACTATCTCGGCAATCTGTTGCAGGGCTCGCAAGTCGGACTGCAAGGCGGTCTGGGGGCCGGCCAGCTTATTGCCGATGTCGGATCGCAAAACAGGAAGACGGGTGGTCTTACGGGCTTCCTCGGCGCGCTCGGACAGATCGGCCAGGTGGCTGGCGGTCTTGCAACGCTGTCGGATCCGCGGGCCAAGGATAACATCGAACTGATCGACACGAAGCCGGACGGCCTTGGCGTCTATCGTTTCACTTACAGGGGAGACGACCAGGAGCATATCGGCGTGCTGGCCAACGAGGTTGCGGTCCTGCGTCCCGAGGCGCTTGGCCCGCTTGAAAACGGTTTCCTGACGGTGGATTACTCCAGGCTGGACGTGTCCCGTGCCTGAAAACTACCTCGGCAGCGTGCTGACCTCGCCCCTTCCGCAAATGCCGCAGATGCCGGGTCTCAACCTGCCGCCCGTGCGACAGGCGCGCCCGAAAAGGAACTTCCTGGAGAAGCTTGGCACAGTAGCCGACGCCTTTGCCATGGCAGGGGGCGTCGAGCCGGTCTACCGAACCGAGATGACTCGCCGCCAGCAGATGGAGCGAGCCGAGCAGGTCCGGCAGGCCCGTGCCCGTCTGGCTGCCAACCCCAACGACGAAGAAGCTTTCGCTTTTCTGTTTCAGGAAGGCCCCGAGCAGGCCGTAGCCGCACGCAATGCGCTTCGCCCTCCCGGCCCGCAGCTTATGAAGGTCGGCACCAATCTTGTTCGTGTGGGCGAGGATGGGACGGTCGAGTCGGTTTTTGAGGCTCCGCAGAGTGTTTCACCGTCTGCCGACATTCAGCTTATCGAGCGCCTGACCGAGATTTTTGGTGGCGATCGGCAGAAGGCGGTGGAGTATTGGTCGCAGATCAAACTCCCCCCGACCACAGCCGCGATCCGCCGCGGTGGCGGTGGCACGGAACTGTTCCAGGTTGACCGTGCGCCGTCTGTTCCAAGAGACCCGCGTTCCGTTTTCCAGCGTATGCTGACTGTTGAAAGCGGCGGGCGTCAGTTTGACGCCAACGGCCGCCCGCTTACTTCGTCCGCCGGGGCAATCGGTATCGCGCAGGTCATGCCCGGCACTGCTCCCGAAGCCGCTGCCTTGGCTGGCCTGCCGTTTGATGAAAACCGTTACCGCACCGATCCGGAATATAACCGGGCGCTCGGGGAAGCTTATTTCAACGAGATGCTGCGGCAGTTCGGGGACATCGAACGTGCCGTAGCGGCTTACAACGCTGGTCCCGCAGCAGTCCGGCAGGCGATCCAGCGTGGTGGGGATAACTGGCTAAGCCAGCTTCCCGCGGAAACGCGGGCGTATGTTCCGAAGGTTCTCGGGGGCCAAGGTGGTGCTCGCCGCCTGGCCGCAACGCCGGACGCCCCGCCCAGGCCCGTGGCAGCACCTAGAGGCGCCGCTGGCAAGGAAGACGACGGCTCAAGGGCTGAAGCCAGAGCCCGCCTTGGCGAAACTCTTTCCGGTTTGGCGACAACCTACGCAAGCCTCGACCGGAGAGGTTTTGTTCCCAGTGCGGAACGCGGCCTCGTGTCCAACGTGCGGAACTACGTTGCGGGAACTGGTATCGGCCAGAGGGTAGGCCGTGCGTTGGGTTCGGAGGACCAGCGGCTCCGGGAACGGGTGAACAGCCTCCGTCCGGCCATCATCGCGCAGTTGAAACAGGTAACTGGCATGTCGGCGCAGCAAATGAACTCGAACGTCGAACTTCAGTTCTTCCTGAACATGGCGACCGATCCCACGCAGGACGTGGAGGCCAACCTGTTTGCGGTTGACCAACTCGACAAGCTGTTTGGCCCCGGAGACACGCTGAGAAAGGCCCTCCCTCCTGACCTGTATGCTCGTGTTCAGCGAGCAGGAATCGACAGCCGGTCTCGTCAGGGTGGTCCGGTCGCCGTTACCTCGGCTGCGGAAGCGCGAGCCCTCCCGCCGGGCACGATGTTTCGCACGCCTGACGGCCAGGTTCGGGTGAGGCGCTGACGTGGACGAGTTCGACGCCTTCAGCGACGTTGTGGAGACCCCGCCGGTTCCCGCAGCCATGCCGGCCTCACAGCCGGTTGCAGACGAGTTCGACGCCATCGGCGAGGTCGCACCGGCCCCACAGCCGGTTGCAGACGAGTTCGACGCCATCGGCGAGGTCGCACCGGCAAACGCTGTTCGACAGAACGAAATGCAGTTCGAGATCGAGCAGATGCTTCGGCGCGGGGCAACGCCGGATGCGGTTCGGCGGTATATCGGCACCGTCAGGAGCGCGGAAACCGGTGGCGGGATCGTTTTGCCGAAACCCACGCAGATCGAGGCCGCAGCCGATTACTACCGTCGAGGCGGGACGGATCCGCTTCAATGGGAGATCACCCGTGTAGCGCCCGACGCCGAAGGAAACTACACCCCCAGTAGCGATCTTGGCGCGACTGCGCGCGGTTTTTTTGACGTCATGCTGTTCAACTGGGCCGACGAAGCGCAAGCCTTTATCGAAACAGGCGCTCTTTCCGGGCCGGAGTATGAAGCCGCTTGGCAGCGCCAGCAACAACGCCGCCAAGCCGACAACCCGAACTTTCGTATGTTGGGGCAGGCTGGCGGAATCGCCGGGCAGTTTGCTATCCCCGCAGGCGCGCTTGGCCGTGTGGCCGGCCTGGGGAAGCAGATGCTTGCCGGTGCCGGTATCGGGGCGGGTATGAGTGCATTGGCGGGTGCCGGAGCGCAGGAACCTGACCAAAGGCTAGACACCGTGGACCAGGATGCTGTGCTCGGTGCCGGGTTTGGCGCAGTGGCGCCTCCCTTGGCCGCGGGGGCTCGGCGTGTAGTCCAGCAATTCGGCAAGAGGCCGGAGACGGCGGCGGCTGACTATATTCAATCGGCTGGCCTCGATCCGGCTGATCTTATGCAACGCGCCGAACAGTATTCGCGGTCTACCGGCAAAGGCCCCCGTCTGGCCGACATTCTGACTCCGGAAGAAGCGCGGCGCTTTACCCGTCCGCTGGAGGGGTCTCAGGTCGGTCGTGTGGCCCGTGAACTCGATACCGCCCGCACGACGTTGCCAGAGGAAATGGCTGACAGGTTGGTGCGGACTCCCAACGCAACCCCCAATGCTTTGTCGGCCAACCCCGGTGCAGGCCCGATTCCCGGCCGGCGTCCGGTTGTTGGTCCGGAAGAACTCAAGCGACGTGCCAGCGATCTTGCCGATGCAGAGTTCGGAGCCATTCGGGATACTCCTGTTGACATTTCCGGTATGCACCAGGTTATCGCCGAAGACATCCTGCCCTATGTCTCTCTGCCGAAACTGACCCGCGATCGCTTGCGCAACGCTCTCGACAACGGCCAACCCCTTACCGTCGGTGATTTTGACACGATCCGCCGTGCGCTCGCCAAGAACCCCCAGGTTCCCGGTGCTCGGGACTACAAAGACCTGGCCGACGAGGTGAACCAGTTTGTCAGCAACCAGGTGCCTGAATATGGTGTAGCCGTGCGGAACTTTGCGCGACGTAACGCTGTGGCTGATGGCGGCAATCCTCGGTATGTCGGTGGCGCTGAACTCGGACGGCAGGCAGCCAGCCCCGGTGCGTCTACGACGGACACGCTGGCCGCAATCGCCCGCCAAAGCCCCGAAGGCGCAACCGGCGTCACCCTTGGCGCCCGTTCCGGCCTGTATGACGATTCTCTCAGTCAGTCCTATTCGTTAGCCACTCGGGCAGCCAATGACCCCGGTTTTCGGGAGAGGATTGTTGCGGCCATGCCGGGCGGGGAAGGTGAAGCGTTCCTGAACTACGCCGCTTCTCAGAAGCAGGCAATCGACGCCCTTGCCGCATTGGCCCGTGTGCCGCCCGACAAGATCGAGACCGTCCTGAACTCGACCGAAGACATGGTAGACATCCTGTCCGGTTTTGGCTTCGGTGGCGGTGGCGCGTTCAAGGCGGCCATCGTCAACAATCTTCTGGCCCGCACGCCGATCGGCCGTGCTGCGGCCGAAAAACTGGCCGACGATCTGTTTGACCCCAAGAAGCTGCCCCGCGTTCTCGACATTCTGGAAAAATCTGGTATGCCGCGCCGCGGGGTCCGTGAGTTGGTGCAGGGGGTCTTCCTCTCGGCCGGCACGACACTCCTGACTGGCGATCGTGTGCCAGAAGGTGTCCCGCCTCCGCCGGAAGCCTCCATGATGGGGGTTCCGCAATGACCGCCGCCAAAACCACCGTTGAACGGCTGGCCCGTATCGAGGCGCTTCTTGAGGGTATCGACAAGCGGCTTCTTGCTCTCGAACAGGAGATCAAGCAGGTCGAGCAGGCGCACAACACTATCAATG